CCGCATGATAGCTCAAACAACAATGCGTCTTTTTCTTCCAAGAACCAGAATTCAATAAAGTTTTTAGTGAACCTACACGTGTACTTTTCTCCGGGTAATCCAAACAACTCAATTGCTCTTGCACAAGTTTCATTCCAATTGTTAATATTTCTTTCAACGTGGATAGACAACTCAAATGGGATTCTAACACGGTAGTCGTGGTCATAATCAATACCCCCCAGCTTTGAGGATTTCTTTAACTGTTCTGACATGCTCGGGTTCTCTATGAAATTTTAACGCCCATTGCTCTGGATTAATATAGTCCATTATCATTCTAGCGTGATCCGGATTTAATGTCTCTAAGAATTTTACACCACTGTCTGATTGATACAGCATCCATGGACTAATCTTACCAGTTGCTATTGCATAACAAATCTTATTGGTATTTCCATATGATAGTAAATGATTAGGTTTAATTCCTGCATCTACTGCCATAGAAATAGTAGTCTCTACACTACGATGAATTGCATCTAATGCATCCTCATGACGCAGATATTCAATAAGATATGTTGTGTAGACTGTATCAGAACACCAACCGTCAATCTTAACTTGATTCTTCAATAACCAATCAGCAAAACGACTGATATTGATAGCGTTGATATTAACACAGTAGCTACCAAACTTTACAAATGCAGTATAGTAGGCACTCTTAATGAATTCTTCATACGTTTTGTTTTTCTTGCTTGCTGAATTCTTTTGATAGAACTGCAACCATGCTTGAAAGCCGATTCTATTTCCCTGCTTATCACGTTCAATCCAGCGATGTTTGTATTCACATATATGTTTTAAAACCGTACTCTCACGTGCAAATTCACGCTTGCAAAACTCACAACCAAACTTCATTGGTGTATCAATTTCCGCGATCTCTTTCATATTGTTTTATGTCTTCGTCTGTAATAATTTGATTGAGAACTTCGATATCAGTTTGTTTCATCGAAGGGAACATTTCTGCTAGATAGCACTTACGCTTATTTTCTTCTACAAATACTTCGGCAACTGTTGTAATGTCAGTATCATTTGCCTTAGGATAAATCTTTTTATAGTATTCTTTGATATCTTTTAGTTTTGCAGGTTCTTGTAGCTTTGATACCTTGTCTTTGATTTGAGGAATCCATTGATGAAATTGTTTCCCCATACCAGGACTTGCTGCACATAACATCAACCATTGAAGCTTAGGATGGCCTTGAACCTTTTCGTTAAAGAAATGTTTATTAGCATACTCAGCAGTGGACATGATATAGTAGCGAGACAAACCCTCGTTACCTTTGATAGCACTCATCCACATTAACATCATGTAAGGGACAAACTTCTTTTGTTTTGCAGGAGTTAACCTGTCATAAAAAGTATAGTCTTTCTTGTCTAGTGCAGCAAGAACTTCAAACAAGTCGAGGTTATCGTCTTCTAATTTTTCGTCTGCAGGTACTGATGATTTCTTTGTTGCCATAATTAAAATGCTTGACTGTAATCTACTACTTCACAATTGCGGCTAATTTCTTTTACAAAATAAACACATCTTGGCTTATCACCGTCATCAATAGGAACACACAAAAACTGACCGTTCTTTAATCGAGGTGCGTACCATGTAACATCATGATAAATGTCTACTATCTCAATAGGTAAAAAGCTTGGACTAAAGCTAGTAAGAGGATTAAACTCAAATGCATTAAAGCCCCTATCATTGATACTAGTGAGAGGGAGAGTTTCTAAATCCCCATGTTCTTTCTCACCAATCAAGATTTGCCAGTCAACTGGCATCTTAATAGAGCTATTTCCAATCTTCAACACAAGTGCAGGAGCACTGAATGATTCTAAGAAAATTAAGGGAATGTAATGATAGTCAACGTTAGATGGATTTGAATTGTCTAAGATAGCAAATCTAAGGTCATCAATTTCTTCGGGAAGAGTTTCAAGATTATAATATGTATTGTCAAGTGTAAGTATACGCATAGTTGATTATATCACTTATAGTTTAGTTTCTCAATAGAGAACGGGTACGATGCATCTTTGTAAAATGCTTTACGTTGTGTCAAATGTCGTTTGGCAAACTTGCAATTTGATGTGATATCCCAAATCTGCACAAAGTCTTTGTCTTCTGCTTTACGAATACCACGACCAATACTTTGAATAACACGAACAAAACTCTTACCCGGCTCAAGTAACATTACATTAAAGATACGAGGGATGTTAATGCCAACTGCTGCTACACCGTATGTAGCAATAATGATCTTGTTAGTTGCAGTTGCAATATCATCATAGTGTTATGTGCGAGTTGTGCCTTTAGTACCACCTGACACGAATACAACGTTGTCTTCGGGTACACCTAGTTCTTCTAATTTAAGATGAAGCAACTGTCCTGCTTCAATTCTATCAACCAGTATCAATGTGTTGCCGGTATCTTTTACAGTGCTTGCTAATTGAGCAATCTTACTCATTCTTTTTTCATCACTTGTCAAGAACTTCAATTCACTTTGATAGTTAGTGAACTCCATTCCATCTTGTAGTTGAACAATATTTACGTGACACTGTGACAACACACCCATTTCTTGCAATGTGCTTGCAGCCAACGAACCAATAACCGGACCTAAACTGATAGTTAATGAAAGTGATTCGATCTTTGCTTTAGGAATAGTACCAGTAAGTCCCCATCTGATAGGAACCTGACCCATGACACTAGTAAGGATCTGTTTTAACACATCTGCTTTAGCTTGGTGAACTTCGTCAACAATAACACACACTACACCTTGAATGAATTCATCAAACGGAACTTCGGCTTCATCAGCTTTTGTTTTCTTTAGCATGTTTCCAAGACTCTGCCAAGTACAAATAGTATGAGTCTTGTCATATTCTTTACGGCCACCATAATATACGCCTACATCAAGTCCCAAGTTGATATAGTCTGCTTCGGTTTGTGTGACAAGACTTGTGTTTGGAACAATAACAATACTACGACCATACTGTTCGATGCTTGCGCTTAATGCTGCTGTTATAAGAGTTTTACCTGCGCCTGTAGCAATCTCTTGTAGTGCTTGTGTGTTTTTTAGATAGTTATTAATGATTTCAATTTGATAGTCACGCAATACAACAGGCTGACCCGCCATTGGATGCTTTGCAGGCCAAACCTTATGCTTGAAAGTTTCTTCAGTTACTTCACTAAATGCAAAAGTAGTGGTATAATCACGTGAGTCATCTAACTCAATGTCATACCCTGCTCTATCAAGTACGGGAAGAATTTCGGGTAACAAGTTAATGTACGTGCTACCGCCTAGACTAAAATAACTTGTCTTTCCGTTCCATCTACCTAATCGGACACTTGGAAGATACCTAGCACCCGGAACATCGAATTCAAAAAGTTTCATTAGAGCTTTACGCTCTGCTAATTCTAGTCCTTCAATTTTTACATTGACTTCATCCTTGATAATTAGTTTACATTGTTTCATTTAATATTGATTGGTTGGGAATTGACAAGTTGAATGATCTTTCCAACTCTATGCGGAGCAAAAAAATCTTCTGCTAGTCTGAACTTTATTATGACAGAGTTGGTGCTTTTTTTAAAGTCTTCTGGGGGCCTGCCGTATACATCAGGCTCACCTACTGTAATATTCTCTAGCATTAGCTGCCTTTTAAGTTCACGCCGTATTGGTGATGCCGCAGAACCTGATAGATACACATAGTCGAATCCTAACTTTGCTATCAGTGGTACTATATTTAGTGCCTCAGTAATTTCTACTTTATTAAAGAAAGTGGAAGCAAAAGCCTGCACATCATCATTGATTAAATCCGATGATATTGTAACCCCATGCTTTGTTAAGTAAGCTAACGCTGTAGGCTCTACACTTAAACTAAACCCGTATAGTGCGTCATCAAGTGATTGATTGGAAGCTGCAATTAACAGATTGCCGTTTCTTCGCACAAGAGTAGGTTGCCAATACGTTGCTGTTTCGTATTTAGAAAGTTCGGAAATAAGGTGTTCAGTAATATGGCAAAAACGCAGTACAGAAAAATATTTTGCGGCTGCGGGAAGCAATACCTTAAGTTGGTGAGTTCCAAACTTTGCAACATATTGTCTTTCATCTCTGTTCCAAATGAAAGTATTATTTTCAATTTTTCTAAACTCAGTGATGAAATTTCTATTGAATGGGCACTTGAACGTTATAGTATCATTTACAATAGCTACATGTCCGTCAGTGTAATCAGGTTGGGATTCAACAACCTTAATAGTCCAAGGAAGATAAATTAACTCATCTACGTTTAGGTTAAACTTAATAAATTGTCTGCGATATTTGCAAATGATTTTATAAAACAATTCAACTTGATTGGTAGTTACCTGAGCTAAGTGCTGAATACTTTCAATAAACTTTTCATCATACCTACTAAGTTTTAGGTTGCCTATCATAAAATGAGCAATATGTTCTGCTGTTTTTAAATCTGCCATCTTAACATTGTACATACCTCTATCTATATAAGCAAATTAACAGGTAAAAAAAGGGGACCTAAGTCCCCTAAAAATACTAT